AGTAAATCAGAAGCAAAACGAATGTGGAGGCAAAGTATAAAAGAACAATGGGAACATAAATGTGCCTATTGTGATTCAGAAGAAAATATCACACTGGACCATATCATTCCACAATGTAAAGGTGGACTTGATATTAAAACAAATGTAGTATCATGTTGTCATTCTTGCAATCAATCTAAAGGACATGCTCAATGGGAAGATTGGTTTTGTCATCAGGAATTTTTTACAGAAGAAAAACTTTATAAATTATATGAGTGGATGAAACCAGAAAAACCACAAAACCTTTATATCTACAGACCCAGAAGAAACGACGCAAGTTAGTATTATGAAATTTACAGTTTACTCAAAAGATGGTTGCCCCTATTGCAGCAAAATTAAACAGGTGCTAGAATTAGCAAACCTTGAACATGTTGTCTACAATCTTGGCGAACACTTTGACCGTGATGGATTTTATATTCAGTTCGGACAAGGTTCTACGTTTCCTCAGATTGTTTTAAACGATCAAGAACATCTTGGTGGTTGTTCAGACACAGTTCAATATCTTCAGGAGCAAAAATTAGTTTAATGGAAAGTACTTTTCACGAAGTTTATTTTGATGTTGAAAAAGCAATTGACTTTTCTTTTGAAGGGAAATTTGTTTTAAATTTTTATGAATACTTAAAAATAAAGGGAGCACGAAAAGCAGAAGTTGAAGAGTTTATTGAAAGTAATACTGCTAATGAACTCAGCAATCTGGTTATGGATTTGGACGAATATCTTGAAGGTGGTGCTGATGAAGAGCACAAACAACTTCGTGAAGGATATGGTCACATTCCAAAACCACAAGCAAGAAAAATAAGAAATTACCTTTATGGTATTCTTGAAGATGCCTGGAGATACAATTATGATAGACGACCAGGAAGAAAGAAAAAGCAAACTAAATAACTTAGAACCCGAAATCAATCGGGGAGTTGAGTTATTACTTAGAAATAGGAGGAGAAAATCATCAAAGCCAAAGACTTTTCAAGTGAGATTTGGTAAAATGATTTCTCTCCTCCAGAGAGAGTTTCATTTCTTTATAGAATTTCACTTTGATATCAGGAAAAAGTAACTCTCTGGAGAATAACAATGTTAGCAGTAACTCTCACCTTAGGAACATTAATTTCTGTAATGTTCTTTTTTATTGGAGGTGTGCTAGGATGGATGCTCAAACAGTATGTAGTTGAAAAGAATTATTATTCTTCAATTAATATGCATCCTGAGATGTTTGATGAAAATGGAAATGTAATTCCAGATGAAATTTTAGCCGTGAGGTTTGAGAACGATTATGACTACGACGACGAAGAAGACGACGACAATTAGAAAACCTGCTGTACAAGCAGTTAAACTTCCTCCCAATCCATTTATTTTTGAAATTTTGGATCTTGTTGCAGAACAAAGAACCAAAGAAAAGAAAGTTGCAATTCTAAAAGAATATGAAACTGACTCTCTAAAAGCAATTCTTATTTGGAACTTTGATGAGAGTGTTGTTTCATTGTTACCAGAAGGTGATGTTCCATATAAACAAAATGAAGTTCCTGTGGGAACTGATCATACTTCACTTCGCAGAGAGTATCAGCAACTCTATCATTTTGTAAAGGGTGGTAATGATAGTCTTACTTCTCTTCGCAGAGAATCAATGTTCATTCAAATTCTTGAGGGACTACATCCTCGTGAAGCAGAAATTCTGTGTCTTACAAAAGATAAAAAATTAAGCACTAAATATAAAATTAATTTTGACATAGTTAGTCAAGCTTATCCCGATATTACTTGGGGTGGTCGTTCGTGAGTATAGTTGCGGAGAAAAAAATGGCAGAGAAAAAAACAGAACAAAATACTGCAAATCCTGCCTTATATGGTTGTGAAATTCTTTTAGAAAAAACTACTTTGCAAAAAGTAAAAGATCCATCATTCCCAAGTGATGCCAAATTAATTTGGTATGAACTTAACGGAGAAACTCATATGGATCTTTGTCGTGGTAGAAACGTAAAAATATTTGATATGTATTATGATAAGTATGGTTCTGGTACAGTCAAGAAAATTGATTTTGGTTATGGAAGAACAAATCCAAGACTTTGGGGATACAAACCAAAAGAGGCAAAAAAAAGAAAATGAGTGCAGGATTTGAAAATAAAAATGGTAAAGCAACCGTCATTATTAATGATGATGAAGTGAGCAAACTGTTAAAAAAATATAAAAAAATTAAAAAATATATGAAATCTCCTCTATATACTGTCAAAACAATTGATGGTACCGAGGAAATTGTGAGTTCATTACTTAAGGAATCCAAGGAGAATCCTATAGATTAATGGGTAAGCACTATTTACTTAACTTGTATGGGTGTTCGTTTGTCCTTTTGGATGATGAGTATTGTCTTATAGACTTGCTGGAAAATGCAGCAGTTGCAAGTGGTGCTACAGTGATTCAGACTATCTCTAAAAAATTTAAACCACAGGGAGTTACTGTTATTTGTTTGCTGTCAGAAAGTCATATTTCAATTCATACATGGCCCGAGGAAGGTAGAGCAGCAGTAGATGTTTATACTTGTGGAGATTGCAATCCAAAGATTGGATGTGATATAATTATTGAGCAACTTTTTGCAACAAACCATACATTAAGTTACATAGAACGGTAGTCTATGTTACAGAATTGACTGACTAAATAATCGAACGTTCATTTGCTATTTGCGAATAGCAAACGGAAGTAGGAATACCGAAGGAACGCAAATTTACCACAAGTAAAGGAGCACCCTAATGAAAATTAAAAATAATTGGCATCTTATTTTAATCAAACAACAAAAAGAAAAAGAACAACGTAAGCATCAAGCAAAACTTGCAATGGCAATGCGTTAATAACTGAGGGGTTGACACCCCTCTTTTTTTTATGTAGACTGATTGAAACCTTTCATAACTTATGGATAAAGAAAAACTTAAGTTAATTGTTGATAATTTAGAGACTTTGGTACAATGTCTCAAATCAGAGATTTATTCTGATGTGGATACATATAAACCTCCACAATACGAACAAGTTTCCAAATACCTTACTGATTACGACGAAATTTTTGAAGATGACGATGGATACCCAGACTAATATGAAACCTGAAGTTAAACTGATTAGTGTTACTCCAGACGCAGAGAAGCATATGGCTTACTGTGCTCGTGTAAGTAACCCAAATAACCAAGAAAATGATAACTTCTCTGGATTGCTTAAGTATTGTATTAAGCATCAGCATTGGAGTATCTTTGAGCAGGCATCAATGACTGTGGAAATTAATACTACTCGCGGTATTGCTGCACAAATCTTGCGACATAGGAGTTTCACATTCCAAGAATTCTCTCAAAGATATGCAGATACAAATCTTCTGACTTCTACGATTCCTCTTCCTGAACTTCGTAGGCAAGATACAAAGAACCGTCAGAACTCCACAGATGACCTTCCAGCAGACCTTACGATAAGTCTTTACTCAAAGATAGAGGATCACTTTACTGCTGCTCAGAACCTCTACAATCGTCTATTAGAGGCAGGAGTAGCAAAGGAGTGTGCAAGGTTCGTATTACCCCTTGCAACCCCCACAAGACTCTATATGACTGGCTCTGTAAGGTCATGGATACATTATATTGATTTGCGTTCTGCACATGGAACACAGAAGGAACATATGCAGATTGCGGAAGCAATTCGCTGCATCTTCACTTGTCAGTTCCCTGCAGTATCTGCTGCTCTTGAATGGACTCGTGAGCAATGTGAACCTTGCGAATATCAACGCTCTATTATGATAGAATAAATAAATTTACATATTATTTTAATAAATGGCAACCTATCCTGTTTATAATAAAGTCACTGGCGAACAAAAGGAAGTGGTTTTAAGTGTTCATGACTGGGATCAATGGAAAAAGAATAATGGTGATTGGGATAGAGATTGGTCTGATCCATCTACTTGTCCAGGATCTGGGGAAGTTGGTGAGGTTTATGACCGACTGAAAAAATCACACCCAGGATGGAATGATGTTCTTCACCGTGCATCAAAAATGCCTGGTTCAAAAGTAAAACCAATCTGACACATGACAAGAAAAAATACACCCAAATCACCTGTTCCATTTGGCGTAAGTAATAGACAAATGAAGCGAAAGAAACCACTCAATCTTGATATCATGAGAGATTTAGAACCTCTCACAGATAATCAAAAAAAAATGTATGAATCCTATAAGCAAAATCAACACATTGTTGCTTATGGATGTGCAGGCACAGGCAAAACTTTCATCACACTTTATAATGCATTGAAAGATGTTTTAGATGAAAAAAGTCCATATGAAAAAATTTATATTGTTCGTTCTTTGGTTGCAACTCGTGAAATCGGTTTTCTTCCTGGCGATCATGAAGACAAGTCTTCCCTTTATCAAATTCCCTATAAGAATATGGTGAAGTATATGTTTGAGTTGCCAACTGAAGCAGATTTTGAAATGCTTTATGGTAATCTCAAAACTCAAGGAACAATTAGTTTCTGGAGTACTTCATTCATTCGGGGGACAACTCTTGATAACTCTATTATTATTGTTGATGAATTCCAAAACTTGAATTTTCATGAACTTGATAGTATAATTACACGAGTTGGTGAGAATTCCAAGATCATGTTCTGTGGTGATGCCACACAATCTGACTTGATTAAAACTAATGAAAAGAATGGTATTATTGATTTCATGAAGATTCTTCGTGTAATGCCTTCTATTGATATTATTGAATTTGGAGTGACAGATATTGTTCGTTCTGGATTTGTGAAAGAATATATCGTTGCAAAAATGGAATGTAATCTATGAGTTTTATTCATCATAATTATTTGGGTGATCTTGAGTTAGAAAAGAAAGAAACGAATGGCATTCGACTGTACAATCTTCCTGATGGACAATGGGTGCCTTCGATTACTTCTGTCACAAGTTTCTATAATCGTCAAATCTTCGCAGATTGGCGAAAGCGTGTTGGAATTGAAGAAGCAAATAAGATTACTCGTATTGCAACCGCAAGGGGTACTGACTATCACCAAGTCTGTCAAGATTATTTGGAAAATAAGGAACTGGATTGGAATAATTATCAACCAGCAAGCAAGTATATGTTTCTTCATGCAAAGGAATATCTTGATAAGATAAATAATATTCATGCGATTGAGAGAACTCTGTATTCAGAATACCTGGGATTAGCAGGTAGAGTTGATTGTATCGCAGAATATGATGGAGAACTGGCAGTCATAGACTTTAAGACATCTGGTAAAATCAAACCCGAAAAGTGGTTAGAAAACTACTTTGTGCAGGAGATGTTTTATGCTTCTGCATACTACGAACTGACCAAAATTCCCGTTGTAAAACTTATCACTATCATGGTAACTCCTGCAGGAGAAGTTAAGGTATTTGACAAAAGAAACAAAGGGGATTATATTAAGTTATTAGTTCGCTATATTAAAGAATTTGTACATCACAATACTGGGGCAGAGAATGGAGAATGAATTAGAAAAGGTACTGGAAAGTAAGTTTTTCTGTCCTACTCGTTTTGCACAGGAGATTGAAACTCTTGTGCATAGTGAGGAGAAGATGAGTTACATTGATGCAATTATTCATTTTTGTGAGAAGAATAATATTGATGTAGAATCAGTACCTAAACTGATTTCAAAACCATTGAAAGAAAAGATTAAGTATGAAGCAATGGAGCTTAACTTTCTTAAAAAGACTTCCCGTGCGAAATTAGTCTTTTAATTCCATTTTAGGGGGAAAAATTTCCCCGGTAAAAAATCCCTATATTACTTTTTTTGAATGATGCCGTTTGATTCCTATAAGTGTTATCTTGCTCTCAAAAATCATTTTACAAAAGAGTCATATGATTATCATAAGTATTGTGGTAAAAGTCGTGCAACAGTGCAATCTTTCTACAAACGCAAAGATAGATTTTGGTTTGAAAAAGTAGTAAGACAAAAAACAGACCAAGAAGTAGTAGATTTTTTTGTTGCTAATTTTGTTTCTTGTAGTGATCCTCAATCACTATGGATTGGTGAGATTATGAAAGAAGGTGAAACAAGATATAAAGAGTGGCAAAAGAAGGTTCAATCACTCTCCTATCTCTTTAAAGAAGAATCTCAACAGATCTTCTCTCAACACAAGTTTGAAGAAGTATTTGACTGCTCCAAGTCTCATCCAGTGCTATTAAAAATGTTCCTAAGCGGCAAAATTAGCCTGGAAACCATGGTCATCTATGATAAAATATTCATGTACGGGAATAACTTTGATAAGAAACTGAAGGACCCAGTGTGGGAATCCGTCAGTATGAAAATTAGAAAATACAACCCGTTTCTAAATATTAATGTACTTAAATTTCGTAAAATTTTGAAAGAAGTTATTCTTGAGGGTTCATGAGTTTTTTTAGTTCCGATATTGTCCGTGCAGAGATGACTGAAATCTCTGAACTACAAGATGAAATCTATGGAAGTGTTTTTACTTTTCCTACAATGACGAAGGAACAAAAAATTCGTCATGTTGATCTTCTGGATAAACTTCTTAGTAAACAACAAATTCTTTATACACGTTTAAGTCTATCTGATGATCCAGAAGCACAGAAAATGAAAGAAAAAATTTCAAGTTCTGCTGCAATGATGGGTCTTTCTCCTGGTGTGGATATGAATGTAATTTTTAACAACATGTCCAAAATGCTTGAAGTGATGAAGGAACAGATTGACAAAAACGACTCTGTAGAGTAGAATAAACAAGTACACAAAAGCCAAATCCTATTAATCCGAGGTATACAAATGTCATTTGAAAATCTTAAAAAGCAATCTTCTCTTGGTTCTTTAACCCAAAAACTGGTTAAAGAAGTTGAGAAAATGAGTAACACTTCTGGTGGTGCTGATGATCGTCTCTGGAAACCAGAGATGGATAAAACTGGTAACGGATTCGCAGTCATTCGTTTCCTTCCTGCCCCTGAAGGTGAAGAACTTCCCTGGGCAAAAATATATTCCCATGCCTTTCAAGGTCCTGGTGGTTGGTACATTGAGAACTCACTGACTACCATTGGTGGTAAGGATCCTCTTGGTGAATACAATCGTGAGTTGTGGAATACAGGTACTGAAGCAAATAAGGAAACTGTTCGTAAGCAGAAGCGTAAACTGTCCTATTATTCCAACATTTATGTTGTAAAGGATCCTACTAATCCTGCAAACGAAGGTAAAGTCTTTCTGTTCAAGTATGGCAAGAAAATCTTTGACAAAATCATGGAAGCAATGCAACCTGAATTTGAAGATGAGACTCCTATCAATCCTTTTGACTTCTGGCAAGGTGCAAACTTCAAACTGAAGATTGTGAAGAAGGATGGTTACTGGAACTACGATAAGTCTGAGTTTGATCGTCAGGCACCTCTTCTTGACGATGATGATGCAATGGAAGCAATCTGGAAGAAAGAGTATTCTCTTGCTGCAGTAGTTGCTCCTGATCAATTCAAGTCATATGAAGATCTTGAGCGTCGTCTCAAGAGTGTTCTGGGTCAAAAGAGTGCTGCTCGTGCAGTTGCTGAGCAAGAGGAAGTTTATGAGTCCTATACTCAAGCACCTACTGCTGAAAGTCGTGTAGTAGAAGAACTGGAGCAATCCTATGCTCGTTCTAAGTCTCCTTCACTTCCTGTAGTTAATTCTGTCGATGAAGATGAAGATGATGCACTTTCGTATTTTTCTCGCCTTGCAAACGAATAAATAATGTTGCTCTAATAAGGTCGCACTTTTAGAGATGGGTGGAGAAATCCACCCATTTTCATTATAAATAGTATTGCGACCTTAATTTAGAAGCAGATGGAATACTACACTTACGCTTACTTGCGTGAAGATGGAACACCATATTATATTGGTAAAGGAAAAGGAAGAAGATTGTATCAAAAACATAACAAATTTTCTCCTCCACCAAAAAATAGAATAATAAAATTAAAACAAAATTTAACTGAAGACGAAGCATTTAGACACGAAATCTATATGATTACTGTCTTTGGTAGAAAAGATTTAGAAACGGGTATTCTTCATAATAAAACTGATGGTGGAGAAGGTCCATCTGGGGTTTATATGTCTGATGAAAGAAAAAAATTATGTGCTTCTATGAAAGGTAAAAAATTTACTGAAGAGCATAAGAAAAAAATTGGAGAATCTAATAAAGGAAAACCGAGGCAGACAAAGGAGGGTATGGAAAGACTTAAAAAAATGCAAGAGGAAAGAAAAGGAAAACCGGGAAAACCACATTCAGAAGAAACAAAAAGAAAAATTAGCGAAGCAACCAAGGGCAGAATACCTTGGAATAAAAAATTAGCTAGTTAAACGGATATTATCTGCTTTCTTAAGGGTCTCGCTAACATACTGCGAAGACCCTTTTTTGTATGGCATAATATCGCCCATATCATCAAGAACTACATTTAAGTATCTTGATTTGAGAATGTAGATATTTCTCTTATCATTCTCCAATTTATCTTCATACTCATAATTGGTAACTGGTGCTGCAATATTTCCAGTATCAACTTGACTATCAATAAAGTAATCATAATAATTAATTGAATATCCATCAGCAACTTCCAATCCAGCAGGAACCATAACAACTCCTTGACTGTTAATGACTTCTGATGTTTCGTAATGATGTATTCCATTATAAAGAGTGTCATAATCACCATACTTATTCAGCACATATCTATCAAAACCATCTTGTGTGAGTGGCCATTCTGTCTGAATATTGACCACATTATTACAGAGAAGAACTAACCAATCTAATGTTGAATCTCCATAAACTTCAAATGCAACATTATCTGGACGATCATTTCCTTGAATTTTATACTTTTCAAAGAATGCCAAATTTTGGAAAATATCTTCACGAAGTTTTCCTTTCTTGAAAATATTTTTTACTGGAATATAATCTCCAATATTAGCATTTGGCAATCTGCTAACATAATCAAAATTTGGGACCTGGCGGAAGTAACTTGGCATTTTAGTAACCTATTTCTGTATCTGGGCTATTGGCAGCATTTCCATAATCATCATTAAAGATTGGTTCAAGTTCTGTAAATTGCATTTGAATTTCGTATGATACCATTGCACCATCAGTAAATGTTGCATAATTACCTTCTGGCGTATAATTTACAGTAAAAGATTGTAATGCACATTCTTTTATTTTATTAATAAATTTGTGTTCCTCATTTCTATGAAGATACTGAATTTGAAATGTATGTGGTGCTTTTAGAAATAGATTTGATTGTGTCCTGATTGGAGACATTCCTTGCTTAAAAAATCTAATAATACTGCGAACACTTTCTGCTTCTTTTTTGCTTCTTGGACTTAATTTAAATGTAAAACTAAATGGTCTTAATTGAGGCCCATTAAATAACAATTCCATGTTTGGATTATAAACAGCACCTTTTGTTCTGGAGAGCATATTTGTTGTTCCTGTTGCTTGCTCTGCAAATTTAGTTGAGAGTGCAGTTTTTACATCTCCTGCATTATTTGACCCAGCATCAAGACTATTATTTGCAGCGTTTGCTCCAGCTTTACCACCTGCATTTATAAACTCATTCGCAATCTTATACAATTGCGCTCCATAATCTCCTGTTGAATTTGATGACCAATCTACCGCATTTGCATCACCTATTCCTCCTGGAATTGGGAGAGTAACAGTTCCTATAATGTTGGAAGCATCTATTTTTCTTCTATCCGCAAAAGGACTTAAAGTAGCATTATTAGCAAGTGCTTTTGGAGAATATTTTACCATATTAAATTTAATTACATCTTGATATTTTAGTTGTAAATTTTCTGGATATTTTAATATAAGGG